GGAGGAGGCATGGCGGATATTTATGACATGACAAGGCCACTTGGTTATGCATTAGGCGGACCTGCTGGCATGACAGAACCGGAAAGAAAAGATGTAGAATATTCTAGTATAATGAAAGAGTTTGAAGATAGTAAAGGTCCAGGAGAACCAGGAATAGGTTATAAGCTTCTTCAAAAAATAACAGGTGATCAAACAATTGATCCTATTTGGAAAGCAAAACAATTTATAAAGGAAAAAATACTTAAAAGAACACCAGGAGATCAAGGATCTGCATCTGGAATGCATCCACTTGTAGAATTTCAAGAAATGTATGATCAATATATCCTTGATGGTGGTGATATGTCATTTAAAGAATTTTTTGATATGATTCAAATTGAGCTTGATAAAATGGCCGGAGATTAAAAATAATGGCAATAGAAAAAGTAAACGAAGATATTAATTTAGAGATAGAGCCAAATTCCGAGCAGCAAATTACGGTGCCTGGAATGGAGAACAACGCGATGATGATGGAGGATGGATCGGCGATCGTCAATCCGATGCCAGACATATCAGGCAAAGGCGCATTCAATGCTAACTTAGCAGAAATAATTCCGGATGATGAATTGCAGAGTTTGTCAAAAGGATTAATCGGAGACTATGAAGCTGACAAGGATGCAAGAAGCTCTTGGTTGAAAACCTATAGCGAAGGATTGGACCTGTTGGGATTCAAGTATGAGGACCGTTCCAAACCATTTGCTGGTGCAACTGGTGTCACTCATCCGCTTTTAGCGGAGACGGTAACGCAGTTTCAAGCACAAGCGTACAAGGAACTGTTGCCCGCGGAAGGTCCCGTTAGAACACAAATAGTAGGTGAAATAACACCAGAGATAGAAGAGCAGTCTCAGCGTGTTAAAGAATTCATGAATTATCAGATCTCCTATGTCATGGAAGAGTATGACCAGGAACTTGATCAGATGCTATTCCACCTGCCACTGGCGGGAAGCGCGTTCAGAAAAGTTTATTACGACGAAGTCAAAGGCAGAGCAGTATCAAAATTTGTTCCAGCCGAAGACGTGGTAATTCCATATGTCTCAACGGACATGGAATCATGCGAGCGAATTACTCATGTTGTGAAAATGATGGGAAATGAGTTGCGCAAAAAACAGGTCGGGGGCATGTACAAGGATATCGACATTTCCATGCAACCGTCGGATCCGAATGAAGCAAAGGAAACGTATGACAAATTGGAAGGCGCGGAAAAAACAATTAATGCGGAAGAAATTATTTTACTCGAATTCCATTGTGACTTGGATATTGCAGGTTTTGAAGATATGGCAAATGATGAACCAACAGGTATTAAATTACCGTACGTTGTTACCATTGACGAGGGATCGGGAAAAGTGCTATCCATCTACCGCAATTATGAAGAGCAAGATCCCCTTCGCAAAAAGATTTCCTATTTTGTCCATTACAAGTTTTTACCTGGCCTTGGCTTTTATGGCTTTGGCCTTATCCACATGCTCGGGGGTTTATCAAGAACCGCAACGTCAGCTCTTAGACAGCTTATTGATGCAGGTACGTTGTCCAATCTTCCTGCCGGATTTAAAGCGAGAGGGCTGCGAGTTCGGGACGATGACCAACCACTCCAACCAGGAGAATTCCGGGATGTAGATGCACCGGGAGGTGCTATTCGTGAATCCCTAATGCTGATTCCATATAAGGAACCAAGCGCAACACTCTTTCAATTACTAGGCTTTGTTGTCGAGGCAGGAAGACGCTTTGCGTCGATTGCTGATAACAAGATGGGTGAAGGCTCACAGGCCAATCCCGTGGGAACGACCATGGCGATCATGGAACGCGGAACAAAGGTCATGAACGCGATACACAAGCGTTTGCATTATGGTCAAAAAATAGAGTTCAAGTTACTGGCAAAAGTTTTAGCACAAAGCTTGCCACCGGAATATCCATACGCGGTACGAGGCGGCAACAGAATAATTAAGCAACAAGATTTCGATGAACGGGTGGACATTCTACCTGTTTCTGATCCAAACATATTCTCGATGTCACAGCGCGTAACACTGGCGCAAACGCAATTGCAAATGGCAACTTCTAATCCTCCAATGCACAATATGCACGAGGCGTATAGAAGAATGTACCAAGCGCTTGGCGTTAGAGATATTGACATGATACTTCCTCCCCCGCAGCAACCACAACCGGAAGATCCTGCCATGGAAAATTCAAAATCTTTGCAAATGATGAAATTACAAGCTTTTCAAGGTCAGGATCATGCTGCGCACATTGATGCCCATCAGGCGTTTATGAGTTCTTTTCTAGTGGCGAACAATCCGCCGACAATGGGTATTTTACAGTCGCATATCTCGGAGCATATTTCTTTTCTAGCACGAGAAGAGGTGATGGCAAAAAATCAACAAGTAATGCAGGAGCAGGCAGCACAATTTGGTGGCCAACTACCGCCAGAATTGCAACAACAGTTCCAAATGGAGATTGAAAAGCAGGTTGCACAGCGAATTGTGGAAATTACCGAGGAATTGGTGGCTGAAGAGCAGGAATATCTTAATAAAAAGGACTCTGATCCGCTAATTGACCTAAAACAGCAAGAATTGAATCTTCGAGCACAAGAAATACAGCAACAAAAGGACATAGATGATAAGAAATTAGACCTTGACGCTGAAAAATTGGGTTTTGAAGAGGAAAAACTTGAACAAAAGGATAAAATCGATAAAGAAAAACTTGAACAAAAGGATAAAATCGATAAAGAGAAGATACAGAGCCAAGAAGATATCGCTATGTTGCGATCTGAAACAACTTTAGCGCATCATAGACCCCATAAAACAAGTGACAACAAATAAAAATAAAAAAAAGTATAGACAAATGACTTCTTCTCAAACTATATTAGACGACGTTTTTCGTTTTGCAGAAAAACATAAACGCAATCCAATGGCGTTAAGTGCGTCATTGATGGTTGTTGCAAAAACAATCTATTTAAATAGATTGGGTCCAGAACAAACGCAACTGATGATACATCTGTTTGCTGACGACATGGAACAACCATATAAATTTGAAAACGTAACAATACATTAATGTCTCTTTGTAAAAATTGTGACCACAACTGTCACCACAGTAATAGTGGAAAATGTGCATCTTGTGATTGCGCAAATTGTGAACATGATATAGAAGAAGCATTAGAAAAATTACAGGAAGTGATCAAGCCTGTAGCAACTGTTGAGTTTGAACCAGATATGGATTTGGATTCGACGGAACATTAGGAGGAAATATGAAACTCATTAAAGATCTTTGGGCTCACCTGAAGGAATGGAGCGATTGGTCCATGAAAGATTGGATAAAAGCGGGCATTGTCTGCGTCGTTGTTCTGTTCGTCATGTACAAGATGACAGGCGGGGGAGCTTAGTCCCGTGTTACAGTTATTATTAAAACCCTTGCTCGGCGTCGCCGGGCAAGCGGTTTCTGGCTTCATTGAAACCAAGAAAGCGAAGGCCGAGAACAAGTTAACAGAAATAAAAGCTAATACTAAGTTGAAACAGCAGCAGATCGCCGGCGAAGTCAGTTGGGAGGCATCTGCCGTTGACCAAATGAAGGGGAGCTGGAAAGACGAATTTGTTTTGCTTGCCCTGATGATCCCCGCAATTTTAGTCTTCATCCCTGGGATGACAGAGCACGTGGAACGAGGCTTTGAGGCACTTCATAAATTGCCAGATTATTATAAGCACCTCTTATATTTAAGCTGCAGTGTCAGCATGGGTGTGAGAATGGCTCCGGGTGTTAAAGGATTATTTAAGAAAAAGTGATAACACCAGAAAGACTTAGTGCGTGGAGAATATTTCCGCGTTTATTAATTACCTTGTATGGAGTTGCTTTTTGGCGTACAACAGAATGGTTTATGCAACTACCTGACCCAACGAACGCGCAATCAGCGTTTGTTTCAGTTATTGTAGGAGCAGGAGCGGCATGGTTTGGCCTCTATGTGGGAGGTACTAGACTAACAAAGGCAAAGTCTGAAGAGAAGGAATAAATGGATGTAGTAAGATTAGCAGAAAGAATATTTAAAATAATTAGGGGTAGACAAGCCCAGATTAATGAGATAATAACAAGCAACCAAGTAAAAGATTGGAATGATTATCAAAATCATTTAGGTCAACTTGAAACGTTAAATTATATTGAACAGGAACTCTCGGACCTGCTAAAAAAACAGGAGCAAGATGAACACTCTAATTTTACCGAAACACGTCGCTGAGCGGCGCATTAAGCAAGTAGAAAAAGAAAAGAAACCTAAAAAAAAGCCATTAGAAGAAATGAGTTTGCCAAAACCAACTGGTTGGCGAATTCTTGTTCTACCTTATAAAGCTAAAGAAAAAACAAAAGGTGGAATTATTCTATCTGATAAAACAATAAC